TTACAAACATTTTGCCTTGACCATAACTTGCCGCAATATCGCTAGGTGCGCTACTGCCACTCAAACGAAAATCGTTTAATTCTTTATCGGCTTGTGCTTTTAAACGCGCCTTTTCTTCTTGATCGCGTTTTTGTTGCTCAAGTAATTTAATTTTAGCATCTTTTGACAAACGCTCTGATTCACTTTGGCTTGATAATTCAAAGTCATCATTGGCCGCCTGTGGTATCGCACCGTAATGATATTTTCCTGTGCTATGACTTATTTTAGCCTCATTGATCTTATCTTGTGTCCAACGCTCTTTAGCATCAAAATAAGCATTGAATCCATCACCTTTAATAGTCACGCCTTCTTGCTTAATCATGTTTTGCAACATATCAGAAAAGGATGATTGCAGCTTTTCTAAAAATTCACGGCTATAAGCTCGGCTAATGCTAACGTAACCTAAGCCATAATTAACAATCTTGCCGTCTTCGTTTATGGCGTTTAGGTAGTGCGTAGAGTCAGTGCTGCCATCAAAACCTTTGCCTCTAAAATGCCGTGCAATCACATCAACTAAATCGTATGACGCACCATCTACCCATGACACACTTACACTGCCATAAGCTGTGCCACGACTCATGCTCACACTAAACTTAGTATCGGGGAATAACTTAGTTAAGGTCTTTTTGAGTAGTTTTGCGCTTTCTTTAGGCTCTAAGTTAATTTCGGGGTTTTTGTACTTTTGCGAGGCTGGCTTAAACTTACGCTCTAGTCCTTTGATGTTGTTGTCTTCATCGTTTACCAATGTATCGCTTTGTAATACGGTTTCAGGCTCGTTTTGCGGTGTGCTTGTTGCTGTTTTTTGATTATCAATAGCTTGAACATCTACGCCTAAATGCTTATCACGAATAAACCAACCGCCATCTTTTTTAAACGTATATTCATCAATGGCTTTAGCTTCGCTATAGCTTAAATCTGTACGCACAACACCACGGATAACTTTGCCCTTTTTGGTTGTGTGTTCAATAACTTCTATTTTTTTATTAGGGTCTTCTAAAGTCAAACCTGCTAAGGATGCAAGTTGATTAGCGTTTTCTAAGGTATTTTTGTTGATTAACTGACGAATGGCTTTAAGAATGCTGTTAGGAGACGAAGGCATGGCAATACTCTACGCAAATTTAATTTTGCTTAGTTTACCGTTTTATGCGCTTTTATTTTTTTTAACTTCCGTGCTATTGGCTTAACTCAGATAACCACACCTTGCTAGCCATTACTGGAATACCAGCCAACGCACCACTCGAAAAGTGGTGTACGGCTGTCAAAATCACATAGTTTTTATTGTCCACTGTGACTAATGCGCCTGCAAGTAATTTATCATCAAAAGCTCGCTGCATCGTGCCAACATGGAATAAGACCTTAGACATATTTTTTAATTGTCTTGCGTCCGTTAAAGCAATTTGTTGGACAGGTCGGCTTGCCTTAGTGTCTTCACCAACAATGTTTGAACCATCAAAATCTACCGAAATAAACGAACTGATTAAGTTGTTTTTAATGCTTGGATTGTCAACCCATGCAATACCTGTAGGGTCATACTTAGCAATCGGCTCTTGCTTAAACAAAGCGTCAATTTTGACACATTCAATGCTGCCACCATTAAAACGCATCACACACGCCTCTTTTTGCAGATATTCTGCCAGTCTAAGCGTTGGAGTATGCCCTTTCAAACAAACAAACTCAGGCAAAGGGATGTCATTAGATAGTGATGATTTTGCACCACAAGCACGAATCGCCGCATTAAAACTACTTTGCGATTGAACAATCGCTTTAGAACTTGGCTCAATTAACCGTTGTAAACCGTTAAAAATAGCGACACAAGCAATACCTGCAATGCGTTTTCCGTTTTTAACGGTACTTGTTTTGATAGGTTGTACTTTGATAATAACTAATTCAATTGTGCCGTTGGCAACCGTGATAACACTTTCTAGAGCTAAGGCTTTTTCTAAGTTAGCATCGTGAATCACATTAAATTCTAATGTAACAGGGATAGGAATTAAGTCAAGACGCAACGTAGCACTTAGCAGTTGCGCCTGACTAATCAATTCGCCATTGATACGAATATCAATCATAGTTTGCCTAATGTGTATGGCTGTGCAACAAAGGCTGTCTTAGGTAGCAATTCACGCGCCTGCAAATAGTTTTGCTGCGCCTCTGATACCTGTAAGCCAAAACCATCACCGCCTAATGACCTTGAACCCTCAACCAATCGCGCTTGCAATAAATCACAATGCGCTCTGACAACAGGTTCAATAATCGCCCACTCATAGCTATCTAAAACTAAATCTTTGTTTAGTAGCGTGACTGTGGCAGCCTCCGCCTTTTGAACAGCAAAAGCAGCCCAAGCACTGTAAAATTGCACTTCGCACAAAAAAGCCGACAAAACATCACTTTCAAGTAGCGAATAACCACCACCGTATAGCTCTTGGTGCAGTGTTTGAGCCAATGACTCTACTGTGCCAAGTGCTAACCGTGGATAGTCTATTGTGGTTTGTGGCTCAAGGCTTGCCATAATTACCCCTTAGCCAAAAAGACCACCTAAAGCAGCGACACCGCCAGCAATACCGCTAATCGCATTTAAAGCCGTTTTAGTATCACTAACAGCTTTTTTAACTGCCTTATGCCAGTTGGAATCATTGGCAGAACTACGACCACCCTGCAAAACAGTACCATTTTCGCCAATATCCGCATATAAGCCAAAGTAGTTGTAATCAACGGGGCAAGTCACCGTCATGATGTTAGACTTACTGTCAGCATTAAACTCGGAGCTTTCAAAACGAATCGCTGCATTTAGCACCTGATAGGCTCGATGAAAATACCCTAAACGACCATCATAATAGGTGTAATCAATCGCACCACCGTTATTAGCAATAAACTCGGCTAATGCTTGCACCGAACCCTCTTCTGTTTCAATCATGGTAATTGAGCCAGTATAACGAGTATTCGGAATAGACGGACGATTGCCAATAAAGCCGCCAGCATAATGCACTTCGGCAGGGTCAAGGCTTGATACCATTGGCCGCGGTGCGGATTGAATCAACAAACGACTGCCTAAAAATTGGCTCATATCTGCGCCATCTGCACCGCTAATTTTGTCAATCACAATCATGCCACTGCATTGTAAAAGTGGCGAACCTAAACTTTTGGCTACTTCAAAATCTGAGCGTAATTGCTCAAGTAACACAGGCTTATTACTAATCATCAAAATATCCTCAAGGTGTATCTATTTTGGTTATTGTGAATGATTTTTATATTGACTTATTAAAGACTTCCGAACTTCGGAAGTGGTCAAAATAAACCTAAAAAAACAAGTCAAAATAACTTTATTGCAAAAAACTTGAGTAAATTACTATGGTGCAAACAGTTAAAGTGCTGGGTGAAGCCCCAAACATCCAATTTAGTGGTGTCGAAGACAAAAGCGGCACTAATCCAATTTTAGGAGTCACTAATGGCTTAATTAGCGGAACTTTCAGACGTGGACGCTTAGATAAGCCTATGCGTATCACCAATGCCAATATCCGCGCCGAACTAGGCTATGACAAAGACAGCCCATTCTATCAGGCCGTACAAAACGCCCTAGATACTTTTGATTTTGTGTGGGTACAACGTATCGCTACTGCTACTGGAGGCGTTTAACATGACCGCTAAATTTTTTATCAATTTATTAGCTGATGGTACATTGTCAGCCGATGCAACAATTAACGCCAATGCTGAACTGGCGATTATGGCCGAAATGTATAATGTTTTTGATAGTGAAGTCAGTTTAGATGTTTCTTTTCGCAAAACAAACAATAGTGCAATCACTCCGTCAAACATTACTTGCAAACTAACCTTTAAAGATGATTTAACAGGTGACTTGGTTTATCAAGTAGAAGGGACATTAAGCAATGATGAAGACGACACTTCTAGCTTGATTTCTCGCTTGTTTAGTGCTGGCTTAGTTGCCGATGCTGCAATTACAACAGATACAGCTTTTGCCACGGCTATTGCTGCAACAGATGGTTTTAACAATTACGCATCATTAGGCAATCTTGTTGAAAACTTAACATTGCCTGCCTTTTCGTTACCTGCCTTTGTCGAAGAAACTTATTTTCAGGCTATTATTAACGCCGAAAATCCACCTTCTTACTTGGCTTTGCCTGATGTCACAGATGCTCAAATCAATACCGTGATGTTAAGAGCAATGGATAAGCTCAATATCCCATTGATTGCAGAAATGGATTCAGCAGACACCGTAAATGATGTCATTATCAATGCTGCAAGTTTGGGTATTGCTGCCGATGAACACAGAGTACAGTTAATTTGGAATCCTAACGTGGCTCGTCCTCGTGATGCTGTTGGCTTGCGTGGTCGTAAAAAGTCTTTTGGTATCATTGGCACATATTTAGGCAAATTATTAGAGCGTAACTCTCGTTTAGATGCTCAAGGCGTACCACCGTTACATATTGCCATTGCTGGTGCTGATTATCCGTTTAATTTCCGTGGCATGGAACAAAACCCAAGTATCACCTTAGATGAAGATGCTTTAGAGCGTTTGGCCGTGGCAAAAATTAACGTAGTACGCCGTCAACGCTATAACATTGGTACATTCTTTACAATGTCAGACGCATTAACTAGCTATCAACACGCCAGTAGCGCACTACGATTATTCAATGCTGCCGATATTATTTGTTATACCGAAAATCAAATTATTAACATTGCACACCGCCATTTGCTCAAGCCAACAAGTATGTACTTAGAGCAAGCAGGTCGTGACATTAAACGCTTTTTAGATGCGTGTGTTGGTGCAGGTTTGTTAAAGCCAGCGCAAGACTTAGGTGGTCAACCGTACACCTTCAAACTCACTCCCGATGAAAACTACCCCTTTGAAAGAGTGCGTATTGATTTTAGCCGCCGCCCCGAAGGCTTAACTCGTGCGGTATCTTTTAGCAGTGTTGTTGTTAAGTAATTTAAGAGGATAGAACCATGAATTTATTTGGTCAAAAAGCGCAAATTGTTAGCGGTTATGATTCCGCACAAAGCGAACAAATCGAAGAAAAATTGTCTGATATTGAGCATAACGCCTTAGTTGCGGATATTGCCAATATGCGCGGTTGGGCATTACAGGTTGTTTTAAACTTGATTGATGCCTTGTCGGAGGGCTTAGACGAAGATGAGACACCTTCTAGCATCATGTACGAATTGATTGATGATGTGCTTGGTGAAGATGACAACGAAGGTCAAGACTTGTTAGAAAGTCTTTTTGCTGCGAATTTAGCCGAGGCATTTAGCGAACTTGGTGTTGATGATGAAACCATTAACGATATTATGTCGGATGATTCTGAACTTGCGGACGCTGCAATCGAGGCGGCGATTGAAACCGCAACGGCTAACTTGCCTGACGCTGGCGAACCATTGGATGAATTTTACAATGAATTTGTTTATGGTTTTGAAGTTAGCGCGGATGCGTTAAAAGACGAGTATGATGCCGTTAAGAAAAACTTTAAACAGAAAAAAGCTATTCGTAATAGTGAGCTTACGATGGTTTGGGTTCGCACTGGTGGCAGACCGAAAAAGTTATCACCTGAGCAAAAAGAGGCTCGTAAAAAAGGAGGTGTACACGCCCACACTGCCGAAGCTGAAAAAAAACGTGCTAAATCAATCAAAATTGGCAAGATATTAGGTTTATATGACGGCATGGACACTGACGACTCCGAAGATGGCTATATTTATGAGTTTGATATGGCAACTGTGGGTCATACCAGCACTAAATCTATGGGTGGTCGCAGCTTTAAGTACAAAGGCGTTAAAAAAGTGCATAATGGCAAGGTAGCTATTGTCAATGAGCGTCAAGGTACTGGTCATGTGCGTTTAAGTGCAGCTCAAAAAGCAGCAGGGCGTAAAGCGCGTGCTAAATCACATACGGCTAATGCTGAAATGAAACGTAAACGCTCAATGAATAAACGCAAGTCTATGGGTTTGTAATTCTTAGCTTATGAAAAAAGCCCTCACAAGAGGGCTTTTATTTTTGCCAATTCATCTTGGCGTTGTTCTACCAAGATTTTTATTTTAGGCCAAATATCATCAGGCATTGGCCTAGTACCTGTCATCCAGTGTTGGATACGCCTGTAATCGTATCCTAAAGACTTGGCTATTTCAGTTTTCCATGACTGGCCGTATAGTGCTTGGCCAATTAAGGCAAATTTTTCAGTATTTGACATATAACGCTCACTTGGTTATATTGTTGATGCGACTACTACCTCTAATCGCCGAGTAATGTTTATCTGCCACATAGGCAGATAAAAAAAAGCCCCGACTGCATATCGGGGCTTTTGTTTTTAGATGCTAGGAGCTAAATCTTCATCAATACCCCAAACCAAACGACCTGCTTCTTCCGATTCAATATTGTGAGCTTCTTGGTTCACGCAGATTTCAAAACCTGTTTCACTTGAAGCGCACACGCCTGAAAAAGTAGCAATTTTTAATTCAGGGTGATATTCAAATTCTTGCTCAAAAGATGCAACAAGAATTTCATCACGATTTTCAGCAAATGCTTCCTGAATATCTTCAAGAGTTGTTACCTGTGCATTGGCTGCACGATAAGTATTAACAGTTAAGTTGCCGTTATTGTAGTTTAAGAAAAGGTTCATAATCGTTCTCGCTAAGTAATGTTTGGTTTAATCAAGATTCAATCTGCACATCTCGTCTTGATTGGCCAATCTTAGTGCATAAGTTTATGCACGTCAAGTATTTTTTTTAATTATTTTTAATTATTTTTTAGGCACAAAAAAAGCCCCATTATCGGGGCTTTTATTTTGTTTTAGCTTTTAGACTACAACTTGACGACCGAGTCCAGTAAGCACTTGCTTGGCAGCATTTACAACAGCTTGACTATATACTTCCATATCAACACTATTTTCATCAATAGATGAAAGTTCAGATAGTTTGGATTGGTCAACAAAAACATTGATTTCGTCATTGGCTATCTGACGTAAAAAGATGTTTTTATCTTCTATTGATTTATTTTCTTTTGGCGGTTCGCTTTGCTTGGCAGATTCACCACCAAGCAATACAACAAGCTCCATAACACGTTTTAGAGTTTTGGCTTTTTCTACCAGTTTAAGTTGCCCTGTTTCAAGAGTCTGAGTAAGTGACATTAACTCTTTTAAGGCTTTTGCCTTTTGTACTAAATTTAACATTATACTACTCCTTTAACTGCTGCTTGTTGTGTTTGGTTAATCACTTCAAGTGCCTGTTCTAACAAAGGCGTTATAAATTCGTCATTTTCGTACTTTTCGGCAAGCTCAATAACTGTATCCATGTCGCTCTCTTTTGGAATCAACACACCATCAATAATAGACTGCAAATAATCACGGTCAGGGTTTGGTGACGCTAATCGTTTGGCACTCGCTTGGTACGATAAAAACGAATTAAAATCTTCATCTTTCATCAAAGCACCAGCTAAGATAGCATCAACCTTAGCTCTGTTTCCTAATACAGCATCGGATAAGTCATTAACAACAACATCTCGGCCAAACTTATCAATATTTTCTTTGATTGTCGCCTGTTGCAAGTCCGCTTTATCTTGCTGCGCCTTTTTTTCTTGAGCATCTGCATTCGCTTGTGCATCAATTGCAGCTTGTTTCTCCGTTAAAACATCGGCATCGCTTTTGATTTTCACCTTTAAAGTAGCTACATTAAATTCAGATATATCAATATCTTTTTGTGATAAGTATTCTTGTAGTGCGCTAATAAAAGCACTGCCAATCACCTTATCTTTTAATTTAGAATAATTACTAACCGTTGATAGGTTATTTATCGTTTCGCTGCCATTTTTCCCGACAACTTCAAGATAGCCTAAATCGTTTGCACCATAATCCATCTCATTAAAAGCATTGTCATTTTCAGACACCTTTAAGTAAATGCGATGTTTTCCGCCTTTCTTCCAAGCGTTAAATGTAACAAGCGCAAAATCAGTCATAGTAGGCTCACTTACGGTTTGTACGGGCGATAATTCAACAGAATTTTGCTCATATTTAGCAATAAACGCTTTGATTCTATCAATAACTTGGTCAGGGCTTATGGTGTCTGCGACAAAAGTTTCATGTTGTTTTTTGCCTGTTTCCCAGTCATCATATGTTAGGTCAACTTGTTTTGATTTATCAGAAATTCTAATAAAAAAACCATCCCTTTCATCAGCACTGTATATTCTTTTTACGTCACCATAGTCGTCTGTGTACCAAGCCTCGCTATCTTGGCTTAGTAAAGCCTTGATTACAACATCAGATAATGGCTTAGACGGCTCACTTTCAGGTTGTTTAGGCTCAGTTGCTTGAGAAACCATCCCATCAGGATATTTAGCAAAATCCCATTCACCTTCGGCATATAATTGTGGATTGCCTACTTTTGAATAATACTGCTTTCCGTCTTTTTCGATATAAATATTTTCAGCATGACCGATTGACTCAATATTAGCTACGCCCAACTCAGATAATTTAGACGGGTCTAACTCTGTACCATTTATCACCTTGAGATATTCAATTCTTGGAAATATGAATTTAGTCAAAAATTCTTCCATCTTTGCAATAATCTCTTTTGGCGTTTCAGGGCTGCTTGCGCCAATATCACCAAATCTTTGATAACTAAATTTATCAAAATCCTTTTTCGTTTTTGGGTCATCTGTATAAATATGAACGCTATTAAAGATAATGCCCTGACTAGAATCGGGAATCGTTCTTAACTCAACACGAATTGTATTTGTGTCAATTTTGCCCTGTTTTCTAATCCATGCGGACGTACTTCTCGTAATATCGCCAATAGACTGCTCAGCAGCACTCAAGTCAAACATATAACCTTTTGGCAAAACCAAACGACTAGACAAGGCTTGAAACTCTGCTAACAACTCTTTTTTCACTTCGTTATTATCAAAAATTTCAATCTCTTTAAGCAATCGCTCCAACTTTTTGCCCTTAGTCTCAATACCTAAAGACTTGGCAACGGCACGGGCATTGGCTAAATTAGTTCGGTAATCGGCTGGGCGGTCTTGTGGTGCGGATTGTACAGCTTTGGCCATACCTTCAATCTCAGCACGGCTTTTAGCCTCTTTTTCTGCATTTTTAGCCTTTTCATCCAACTGCTTTTGCAAATCAGCAATTTCTTGCAAAAGTGCTTGCTCTTGCCCCTGCAAATCTTTTACACGCTGATTGGTATTTGCAAGCTCTGTTTGCATAGCATCTTTCTTTTTCTGTGCAGCAACAAACTTTTCGCTATTAGCATCGGCTAATCCCATGATTCGGCTTGCAATCATGTTTAAGCTAACATTTTGAGTCGCATTAGGTTGCACAGCCGCCGTAATATCACGACTATTTAGCTTGTACTTCCAAGCCACTAATAAATCATCTTTAGTCATTTTAGCGGATGCGTTTGCTTCACTATCTGACACATTAAAAATAATTGATACGGCTTGACCATCGCTTAACTCAAACGAAACCAACTGTTGAATAACACCAAAACCGCGCATTGTTTTTGGTTTAGACAAGGTCTGATTAGCCACTTTTAAGGTGCTAATAGATGTCGCTTTATCCATTGCTAAAGCCAATTTGCTGACAGTGCTTTCTAGTTTGTAAGCCTCAACCACTAAAGCGTCATATTCGGCAATCTCACCGTCTAATTGGCTTTCTTCTTCTACAAAATCCATCTTTTCTAACAAGGCTTTATCATCATCACAACGCATCATATCTAACAGTAAATGCTTGCTACTGCCATTATGAGATTTTAATTGCACACCATCCCATAAAATCGCCTGTGTACTTGGTATATCCTGTAATTTAGCCAACTCCTCAGCATAAACAGGGCGATTGGTACGCATATACACTGGATGATTTAAAAAACGCTGTAAACCGCCAGTATTGCTTTCGCAAACATCACCACAAACCGCATCAAAATACTGACCATGATAACGCATAGCCATATTAGCGGCTTCGGATTCATCAAACGCACCCAATACCGCCACGGCATCAAAAATCTTGCCACACTTTAAATTAACAATATGCCAAGTATCGGCTTGGTCATTGGCAACAATCGCGGTCATTTTGCCAACACTGCCAACTACCCCACCCATTGCATACGGACTATGTGTATTGTGGCTAACACCATCAAAACCTGTAACAACATGAGCAACACGAGGGGCGTAAATTTGCTGAAAAATAGAAATGCCTTGCATAGCAGTCTCTCAAAATAAGGAATTTGTTATTGTGGTTATTATGCAATGATTAAAAGATGTGTTTTTTATGGCTTCCACGTTTAGGAATACCAAAAAATTAAACACCTATGCTTTGTTAAAATACATAAAACCTAACCAAAGATACGGCCATGAATGACTTACTTTCTGCAACGCCAAAAAATCAACAAAGCAACAACACCCCATCACAACAAATGCCTAGTGCCTATATGCTTAAATTAAATAAGCACAAAGTAGTCACGATACAGGCTTGCAATGATGAGGGGGTAGCTGACGGAAAGCTATTACACTTTATGTTTGTTGACGGTGATATATCTATTGAGAGTCAATGGCAAAGCCCTTTTGAAAGCATCAACGTGGACAATAAAATGCCTAGCTTAATGGCAGGATTGCAAACAGGGACATTGGTTGATACGGCTGTAAACCTTGCCGAACCTTTGGGAGCTGGTGATACTGTCAAAAAATTAGCTTTTTTATCGGGCTTAAAAGGCTTAAAAGGTAAATCTAATTTTACCAAAGTTAATAGCACCCAAGTTTTTTTATCGGCCTCCCCTATCAGGCTTAACCTTACCTTGTCTTTATTGGCTTACAAGGACGCATTAAAAGAAGTCGAAGAAACGCTATTAGAATTACAAAAAATGGCCATGATGAAAAAATTAGCTGAATCATTAACCAGTGAAGGCAAATTATTCCCCTCAGAAATCCCTAATTTTGTGACAGTGACTTACTCAGGCAAAACTTATAAACCAATGGCTATTGAAAACGTATCAACCCCTATCAATGGGGCGACAGACGCTAACGGAAATAGGCTATCTGCAAGCATTACACTATCTTTAATCAGCTACACCTCTATTGATAAAACAGAGTGGACGGCCAACGGTATTGAGCATCGGAAGCTCTCAAATACTTAACACTTTCAAAAGCTAAACTAGGCGTAATTTTAGGGGTTAGCAATGACTCAAACAGTAAATGTACTAGGCCAATCAGTTGCAGTGCAATTTAGTGGCGTAGAAGACCGTAGTGAGGTAACGCCCATTGGTGGAAACAGCACAGGGTTAATTGTTGGCTCTTTCAGACGCGGACGCATAGATAAGCCAATATATATCACTAATAGCAACATTAGAAGCGAACTAGGCTATGAGCCTAATAATCGTTATTACCAAGCTGTACAAAATGCGTTAGATGATTTTAGTTTTATATGGGTGATGCGTATTGAAAATCCGCCTATCCCTTTATTGCTTGATGGTAGTTGGTTGCTTGATGGTTCTTTTAATTTAGATGGGGTAAAAAATAATGGCTAACTTAACGCCAGTAAATAGTTTTGATGATGTTATTCAACTAGAAACAAATACCATAGCATTAGGGGGAGTGGGTGGCATTATGAACGCCCAAGCCCAAGCATTACTTAATAGAACTGCTTATTTAAATAGTGCTTTAGCAAACAAACTAGATGCCTCGGCTTATGTGCAACATTATCGAGGCAAATACGCCTCGTTAGTCGCATTAGAAACAGCAATCCCTACTGGTTCAGATGGTGATTATGCGATTGTAGATACAGGGGCGGGTAATGATGCAGTTTATTATATTTGGGATGCTCAAGACGGTTGGGTCAGTGGTGGTGCAACCACGGCAAGTACCACAGATACCGTTACCGAAGGCTCTACTAATTTATACTTTACCGAAACCCGTGTACGAAATACTGTTTTAACTGGTATTAGCCTTGCAACAAATGCGGTTATTAGTGCAGCCGATAATGTTTTAAGCGCACTTGGCAAATTACAAAAACAAATAACTGATTTAATTAGTAATCAACGCTATCAGTTTGTAAGCGATGCAAACACAACCTACACCGTCCCTGCAAGTGCCGTTACTGAAAATGGTCGTACAATCATTGAGTTATCTAATAGCTCTTTAACAAGTATCACCATTAATACCGCAACAGGCACAGGCAAAGTGGCGGGGGATAGTGTACATATAAGCATTACAGGCACTTACGCGGCTCAAGCCTTAGTGCCAGATGGTGTGACGTTAAATGGAACATTGGCCTTTAGTGCTAATGCAAAAATAAAGACCTTAATTTATAGAGGCACAAACACTTGGACGGTATTAGGGGGTTGATATGTTTCCGCTAGCGTTACTCAACAAATCATCAGCACAAGGCGACCCATCTCTCACTTTAGCACTGTTACATTTTGACGGTGCGGATGGTAGCACCATATTTGCTAATAGTTCGGTTGTAGAATATAACTTTGTAAATGACAACGCATCAATTAGTAGCACTGAAATAGTTGCGGGTTTTGGTAGCAGTGGATTTTTTAATAATTCTGGTGGTAGTCCTTACAGAAAAATTGAAAGTGTTAATGTTGCGCCTAATCTTAGAAATACAGATTTCACAATAGAATGTTTTATACATCCGACCGCTTTAAACTTTTTTTTATGTGAAATTTTTGGGGCGGAAAGAGGAAATGGTGATTTGTGTTATGCTTGTTTTATAAATCAAACAACCAACACGTTAATGACAACAATATTTGGTACTGAAATTTCACATCAAACAACAATTTCATTAGACACAACATATCATATTGCTTTAGTGCGTCATAATAACAATTTTATCCTATACTTGAATGGTGTTGCTGGAAATTCTGCACCATCAATACCTCAGCTCATTATTGATAATTATAGTCCAACATCCCCATTAAGAATAGGAGTAGCAAGAGGAGGGGTAGCTGCACATTTTACTGGATATATTGATGAATTTAGAATTAGAAAAGAAGCGATGTACTTAGCTAATTTTACACCGCCAACAGCACCGTTTACGTTTTAATCCACTTTCTCAATACTGCTTTGCTCAGTATCCCAATCACCTGTAATACGCCAGTGTTGCGGTGTGTCGGAGTAAGTATCCACTTGCTCTACCACATCGTTAATATGCGTGTTTTGACCTCCATTATCACCACCCATTGCACCAGTTTTAGGATTAAATCCGTTATCTGTCACATTATCCCATTGTCCACCAAGCCCTAACACATGAGGCATTACACCTACCATTGTTACGTCAACGCTAATAATTGATAAGTTTTTAGCCTCAGATTGTATGTTATCAGGAAATAAAGAATTGTCTTGTACGGTCATTTTAAATTTAACTTTTTCTGTATCGCCGATTAAATAATCAACCTCAAAACGCCGTTTAAAGTCATCATCAAAATACGCACAAAACTGGTCTGACACGCTTTTAGCATCGTGTGGATTAGTCGAGAAGTAAACCACTTGGGCGCGAATAGCGGTTTTAATGGTTCTTAATTGAACTTTAGTATCACCTACTGCCGCCTCAATCCAATAAGGAATACCGACAATTTGCGACACATCGGGTGGTGCTTGAATGGGCGCAATAGCGGTTAGCATAACAGGTACAAAAGCCGTTTTACCTGTTTCTACATCGGCATTAGTATTTTTTCGCCATTCTGCTAATAGTGACTCAGCATCATCAACCAAGCTGCCTTTTGCCCCTGCGATTGCCTGACTAAATGGCCGCATCTTCCAAGCATAACTATGCTCTGTTTCGGGCTTAAACCATGCCCGAAAATCAGCAAGCACTTTAATCCAAGCGTCTTGCACTTCTTTTAGTTTGGTCTTTGGGTAATCAGCCATGAGTCACACCTTATTAAAATCTAAACGGTTTTTTAGTATTTAATATCTTGCCCTTTTCTTCTGCTACTTTGATTTTTTCATCAAAAAAAGCATTGGCTTGGGCAATAGCACTATCAAAACTAATCGTACTTAGTTTAATTTCTTCGCCATTTTGCTGATTATGCTTGGCTTTTGCTTGAGCATATCTCACTTGCTTATCCATTTCTTGAGCCAATGAATCATAGGCTCGTTCTACTTCATGTATAAGCTGCAAACTTTGGTGAATATGGTCATAATTTTGAATAATGGCTTGCTCTAAAACTTGGGCAATTTGAGCCTGTTGCGGTTCGTTAATGTCATCAAACAAATTCAACTCATCACTACAATACAAACCATCCAACAAAACGCCATTACCAACATTTGTTGCGTAATTTGGCTGAAAAACATAGTCAAACCCTGCAAACAGTTTAGGTATCAATTTAAGGCCGTTTTTAATATAACTAACAGCCGTACTAAATCCACCTGCCTTAGCTTTGTATTGGTTTTTAGCATACTGCCCTGCTTCGTTGTCTAAAAACTCGGCTTGATGTTCTACTGTGCCGTCTTTGTGAGCTTTTAAATAAATAGTTCTAAAGGCTGGCTCTAAATGAATTTTTTTGCCGTTAATCATCGCGGTTTCGGGCGGATTCATACCAAAACGCTGACGTATTTGGTGTCCATAATAGCCAAACAAGCCGCCTGTTTTAACTAATTCTTGCGTATCTGGCGCGTTAATACGGTCAATCATTTTTTCAACATCAACGTCTGAACGGTCTTGCCCTGTATGCTTTCTGCCTCTGTCATACAAGTTATATTTTAAAATTTCGGTTTTCATAGTTGCCCCCAATTAACTTAAATCCCACACCATAACGCCCTTTGCGCCACACGCATGATTAAAAACAGTTGTACCTGCATCAGTATCTAACAAAGCCTCTGCCCTAATTTCTAACGTCACATTGGCTGGTACTATTTTTTTTAATACTGGCGCAAGTGCGGCAATCTCATCATACAAAATATCAGGCTCTAACTTTACTCTGACTCTGCTTGTTAAAAAGGTGTTTGGCTGTTCTGATTCTTCACAATAAGTCGGATAACTCGCCGTAGCTGTTTTGCTATGCCATAACCTGACTAATGACCAACTTTCGCCCCACAACAAGCGCAACACAAACTCTAAAAATGACAAGCCTCGCTCACTACCCAAACTCAACCAAGTCGCGTAAATAACACGCATTAAGCTATCCGTGGTTGGTTGCTGACGATAAAGCACCACCAAACCATCTTGTTTAATAAAACGCTCATACACACGCCTATTGCCAATATGAGGCGTACCGTAATCAATTAAATCAGTGATAGATTCTTTTAACTCATCAATAAAAACCTGATTGATAGCCGTAGCAATGGCTGTCTCAAGCGCACCGATTTTGACTTGACTGTTAATCGGCAAAAGTAAATCTACATTATCGTCCATGTTGCCCCCGTAGTATCTGCAATCAAGGCAAATTCAAGCGTGATATTCGCTTCATCCATAAATACCCACTCATGGGGCTTGTTTTTAATAGGCAATGATTCATCTAAGGGTAATATCACCGTAAAGTCACTAATGTTATCCTGAAAAGCGGTTATGTTCTTTTTAATCAGGTTGATAATCTCTTGACGATTAAAGCCATATTCAAGCCAGCGACTTGCTGCCAATGTACCTTTGCCGTACTTTTCAACCAGTAGCGTTTTTAATTGAGCCTCAACTTCTAGTCTGTTATGAGATGCAGCTAGACGACCTTTTATTGTGATGGGATAAGGCTTTTCATCAACCACACTAAACACAACACGGCCTTGATACAAATTATCTGCAATACCAATAGCAAGGCCAATATCGGCCTGTAAATTAACTAAATTCTCACCAGTTTTAGGCGCAACACAACAAAATAAGTGGTTGATATTGTCAATGCTTGGCGACAAATAGGCACGTTCCTGCACGGTCTCATTCCATACGGCCAAATAATCACACCGACTCATAAATTTTTTACGGGCTAAATAATCAAAATTACCCAAAAAGACGGCATTTTCATCGTACAAAGATGGATAAGTGGCTAAAGCTCTAAGCTGCGCTGTGCTAAGCGGATTTGTACCAAGTCTGACTAATCCGCTAGTTTTGAATCGCACACTGATTTTTTGCTCATTGATATTAAAAATATCAACTAATGACGCATCTTTTAAGCGTGATATATCAATCGCACCATAGCACTCTATCAAAGTAAACGTATAAACTTCGCCTGCAATCGCTGTACGCCCTGCTCTGTCACTATCGCCAAACTCTACAAATAACCGTCTAAAACTATCGGTTGTTAGGTTTACGGCGTAATCTTCTTTAGCAACATTCATCCACCGTGGATAACGTGTATAAACATTATCCAAGTCATCTTTAACCGTAATCCCTGCCAAAAACATATCAGGTGATAAGGTAATTTCTGCTTTATGAAAAGACTCGGTAGGGATAGGCACAGTATATTCAACAACTCTTGTTTCGCTTTGTTCTGCAATGACTTCGACTGTTTGACCTGCATTTACTGTAGCACTTGCCAACAATCGCCACGGCCTACCACCTGCGTTATCCTCGATAACTCGGCCTGCACTAAGGCTAACGGTGCTTGCGCCATTGTTTTTAATTTCTAAAGTGTATTGGCATGGTGTAGCTATGGGCAAAATACCTTTGTTTGTGGCATCAGCAATAATTGAGCGTTCGCGTGTTTTAATAAATGGCTCAAGACTGGCAACATCAATCTCTCGCGCTAATAACGCCAAATAAGCGGCATTAGCTCTAATTTGCTGCACCACCAAAGGATCGCCAACTTCATAACGTGCTACTATTTCAGCATCGTTTATTTCTGCTAAAAGTTTTTGTTCAAAATCACGCTGAGTTAGCATCTTGTGTTTCCTCGCCATTGGCTAATGGCCGTTGCTCAATGCTGTTTAAATTGATTAAATAATCTGTACCAATCGACAAAAAGATATTTTTACGCTCAAAGCCAACATCCTCACTCAAAACAGATATATCCAATTCCGCAAAAAGCGGTATATCTTGCTTTATTTTTGCCACAAAACTATCTGCTACAGGAGTGCTTAATGGATTTAACAATAGGCTATTAAGGTCACAACCATAACTTGAGCCAAAATAGCCATTAGAAGGCGTTTGCAGCCAATGATTAAGCATATCAACCACATGAGAGGCTGTTATCATGTCTCGGCTGCCCCCATATCTTGTGCTGCAATAACTACTTTTTCATAAACAATTGATTTTAGGCATAACAAAAAACAGGACAAAAATAAAATACACATTAAAACAGTGGTGCTACTTGTCCAGTTATTACCTAAAACGGCAAACAATCGCCACAACAAAGCAACATCAACCAACAAGGCAAAAAAAACACTTATTAAAATGCTTGGCATAGCCATTTTTAGGACTTGCTTTGCCGCACTCGAATACAAAAAGCGTTTAGCGATTACTTGATTTTGTTTAATGTCATAGCCGTACCATGCTAAATGACCAACAAACAAAAAACTCAAAAATATATCAATGTAAAAATCCATCATTAAGCCCTATGTGTTTTGCTTAGTTTAATCATAAAAACAGGCATTTTTTTTATGGCTTCCGTGCGCTTGGAATACAAAAAAAACCAATACTAAAAAACCATTAAACTAAACACATATAGTCCCACCAATACCTTAAATGATTATGATTAACGAATATCGCAACGCCCTGCGTGATTTAATTCAACGCCTAAACAACAAAGGCCAAGCTAATCAGGTCATTGTTTGGCAAGTGCTGCTTGATGAATCGCTTGATGCGACATTGTTAAGCCAACGCGCTTATGGTAGTCGTGATTTTGTTGACGTGGTGATGGTTGCTTGTGGGATTAATGGTGTTTGGGAACAATTACCACTAACAAAAATTTTATTGCCACAGGCGCGTTTAGTTTTGGAATTGCGTAAGCGTTACGGAGTCACTAATGGCTAACTTTACGCCTGACAAACAACAACAAATTGCCAAGGTGAAGCAATTACTAGAGCAATCAACCAATCACGCAAGCACCCAAAATAAACGTAATAGTCAGCGTGATAAAGCGATTACTGACCCTCAAAACACAACCGCTAGAGCCATTAAACTAAGCGATATTAAAGAGGGGGCAAGTGCTAATGATTTATTAGAGCTTACTTTTAACAATGGCATGATATTGGTTGATGATAGAAACCTAAAACAATATGCCAATAATGTATTGATTGCACAAGATAAGTTTAAGGGCGGCATAACCCCTAGCGAGATTATCAAATGGTCAAATGACATAGACCGCCAAAGAGCCAATGAACAGATATTTTTTGCCAGTTTATTTAGCCGAAAAAATGATACGTTTAGGTATGTGACCAACGCATGGATTGAAAGTGAAGACACTCACCATTATGTGACGGTGCAGTTTTTGAACTATGAAACCAATGTAACAGGCGCAAAAAAAGCAGACGCTTACCAAGTCAAAACCAACATTGTAGGCAAAAAAGTGCGATTTACTTGCGATTGTGGCCGTCATCGTTATTTTTATAACTACATTGCAGGTTTAGGCAATTATCAGCTTGGTCAAAAAGAGATACGTTATCCGTATATCAGAAATGAGTATTTAACAGGCATTGCTTGCAAGCACGTTTTAAGAGTGATGCAGCATATTACGTCAGCCAGTGGCGTACAACAAATTTTAATGTATTTGAAAAAAGACAAAGCCAAACTTAATACCGAACAAAGACTAAAAGTAGAGCCAGTCTCTAAAGCTGAGATTCAAAAGCAAATAGACGAACAAAACAAGCGCATTGACAACAAACGCCAACAGTTGCCTACACAAGACGAAGTTAATCAACAACTAAATAAAGAGGCTGAAAAAGCCGCTAAAAAACAGGCGCAAAAAGAGGCTAGAAAGTCTAAACAGCAACAGGCGCAATCAGTAAAAGCAAGGATTGATGCGGCAAATAATGCGCTTGACTTGTTAAGTCCTAGCGAATTAGACGCACTCTTAAAACTGAGAGGATTAAAATAATGGCTCTACGCACCCAACTACACCAAGTTGCCAATGGGCGAAGATTGGCCGCTCGAAAAATAGTAATGACTACCCTTGCAAGCATCCCTTGTCAGGTGTGGCGAAAAGTCGTTGAAAGTGCTGATATTGTTGACCCAGACCCTTTAGCAAGTGGTTTAACATGGGACGCGGTGAGACTATCGGATAATGACGAACCTGAGTATCGCTATGACGTGCAAGGTTATGCCTATTTGTTACTTGATAAATTCACAGGCGCAAACGTCTTAGAAAATTACTCAATGGTAGATGGGGCGGATACGGTTGTTTTGGCACAAGTAGAACCCTATGATTTTGACCTAGAAGATGAATTAGAACAAATACAACAAATACCCGATTGGCAGCCAAAACAAGGGGATTTATTCGCGTTATTGCTTGACCCTAAACTGATTCTTTGGCTTGAGTTAGTAGATATTACAGGCCAAACATTCATGGCCGATTTTGGCAAAAAATATATTTTTAACAAACGAGACGATTTAACGCATATCGAACCGTTTACAACAGAGTATCAAAATAGAGAGGTTTAATATGGCTTTTTTAGTATTTAAAGATAAAGACTTAACCGTAGGCGACAAAAAAGTAGCAGAGATGTGTACGTCTGCTATTTTTAACTATCAAGTCATTGGTACTGGCGCAGTGGTTGAGTTTACAGGTAGCAACAAACCTGATTATGACATTAACAATGATGACCATTGGCAACCGATTTTAACGGTATTATCTGACACGCCAGATAACGAGCCTTTCCGTCAACATTGTTGGGACAACATTCGCTACAAAGTTATTGCAGGTGCAGACGTTGAAATTTATGTATCTAGCGGTGTTAGCGGCTAAAGATTCAAACTAAACGGCATCATCAAGCCGCTTGGCGAATCTGATTGATTAGCATTGTTGCCCATAGCATTGCTAATCATACTCGCCTTTGCGCTTGCCCAAACAGCCAATAAAATTGCTACATGACCATTCTCTAAGCTATCGCTATTTAACTCTTGCTGTGCGCCGTTTTTATCAATTTTGCGTGTGGCAATAACCGTTTGAGGGTTAAACCGTTCAAGCTCTTTCTCAATGCGAATAAGGCCGTTTTTGTATCGCATCAAATACGTTTTAATGACTTCATCTAAATGCGCTTTTTCATTAAAAGCAAGCTGCCAATTTTGAACAATCTGAGGGCTATCGGTGACAATAATTGTATTGTCGTCTTGCTTTGTCTGACTATCAAAAGGCATAATTTTTTGTAGCTTCACTTGGCCTGTGCTTGGGATACATAGCCCTAAAATGCGAATAGCAGCCCCATTGTAAGCACTGACTCTTGCATCAAGTTTAATCATCTTATCCACCTATCAGTCATGCCTAAACCACCTGTGACCAAGTGCGCTAAGTGTCTATCCGACAAATTTTGTGTTATTTGCTGGCCATTATCAACATTCCGTACCATCATTGGGCTTGGTGTCCCGATTGGTTCTTTTACGCTTTCAGGCTTGGGCATTTGTGACACGGCTATTTTATGTTGTGTTTGGCTAATAACTGACGGCTTAACCTCAACTTGTTGAGTTGGGCGCATTAACGAAAAAGCAGGAGCTTGCGCTTTTGGGAGCATTGCAAGCGGTGTTGTTGTTAGTCCGTTGACAATAGGTGTATTTGTCTTGTTAATTGTAGCAATAGGCTGTTTTTTGGCTTGGCTTGGTTGTTGTGTCGCTGCTTGCAATACTTGCTCTTTACCTTTTTTGTATCCCTCCATTTTCTCCATTGCGTCTAGGATGAGTCCTCGCTCTTGAGCGGTGTATTCACTCATGCGCTTATTTTTACCGCCAACCGAATTTAATACCGTACTCTGATAGAGTGGCACATTATTGTTGTCTTCGCTTGGCGCATAAGCAGCTATCATTTGTGTTAAAGTTTTATCTTTGTAGCCTAAATTTGCGCCATAATCGCCTTTTGTGCTTAATTGCCTGCCTCTATTACTATCAAAAATCAATTCCTCTTTAGCTGCACGACCTGCCTCGTAACTTGGGAATATCGCAAAACGCCCATCACTACCAATTGCCCCGTGTTTTTTGGCAAGATCGCCATGTTCAAGGTTTCCCGGATTATTATTACGCCAGTTTCTATTGCCTGTGCGTTTAACGATTGAACCATCTGCCAACTGAACTGTGTTAGAGTTGTCTTTTTTATTAACAATGATTTTTTCAATATCACTTGGCTGCTTTGCTAACGGTTGTGTACTTAACGCCTCGCCTGTATCAGCAGCCACTTGCCCTAAGCTAGTGTTATTTGTGGTTTTGGCTTGATAGTTTGTTGGGGTAAAGCCAATCTCGCCACGTTCGCGTTGGGCAACACGGTCTTGTGCATCTTTTCTAATTTGTTCTGTTACACCAAACTTGGCAAGAAACTCATCGGTTTTAGCGGCGGCAAAATCACCTACACTGCCTACAGTATCTTTTGCATCATTAACAACTTCTTTTGTTTCTTTGATGTTGTTTATTTTTTCTTTGAAGTAATCGCCTAATCCACCTGTAAAAGTATCCCATGCGTTGCTAATGCGTTTAGGTATATCGGCTTTGATTAAAGAGTCTGTCCATTCGCTGATTTTGGGTGCGATAATTTCGCCTAATTTATATCCACCAAAAAAAGCCCCTGCCAACAAGGTAACTGGCGACATTACGGCGCGTAGTAATAGCCCACCTGCGCCCTTGAGTAGCCCCCCACCAAGCAATCCACCTAATAGCCCACCTGCAAAACTAGAGTTACCTCCACTTGAGCCACCTCTTGATGACATTCTAGCAATACGCTCAAGCAACCTAATTTGTCTGCGATTGTGGCGTTCTTCTTCGCGGCTTAATGGTTTATTTTTTTCTTTGCTTCTAAATCCGAAGGGGCGCAATGTAAATTCTGCAACTTTGCCAACAGGTTCTAATACCTGTCCTACCTCACGCATGGCCTCAATGCTTGGGTCAATACTGGATGTGTCGCTTGAAAAACCGTTTTTGATTGCCTGAACAATTTTGCCTAAAAATCCTTTTTTCTCATCTTCGCCACTACCAACAAAACGCCCTCTTGAATCACGTTGACGCACATTGTTTTGACTGACTGTATCGCTATTATTTTCTCTGTTATTAACACGCTCATTGTTAATGATTTGTGGTGATTGGCTATCAGTATTTTGTTCGCCTGTTTGTTGTGGCAGTGGTGATTGAGTGTTATTTGCATCTACGTTTGCGTTATTGCTAGACGAATGACCTGCACTGATAATTTGTGATTGTTGGCCATTATTCTGCTCATTTTGACCTTGAGCATTATTGATGGCTCTTTGACCATGTGACCGACTGCTTAACAGGGTTACAACCTGCTTTTGCGATTGCAATAAATTATCACTATTGGCAGCTATTTTAGCTGTATTTTGAGTCAATCTTGATTGATGTAAGGCTTGCTTAAAATCTTGTACAGGCGCATGGCCTAAAATATCCAGTATGCGTTGTACGTTAGTATCAATTTGAGCAACATCTTGACCTAGCTTTTTTACGCCCAACAAAAAACCTTGTTCATCGGCTTTTAAGCCAAAATCACGCTCTATGGTTGCCATTATTTAAGCCTCGCTTAAAAATTTTCGTCTTCTTCGGCATTACTTTTGTTAGTGTTATCGTCTTGTTGGTCATCTTGAGTGTCATCATCTGACGGTTGACCACCTGCACCACTCAAACTTTTAGCAATCGTTTTTGCTTGCTCAAAATCAAAACCACCCACACTTTCTAGTAGCATAGCTGTTGTTTTCGCATCTAAACCAACCTCTTTAATGGCTGATAGACTTTGACCAACTAGCGATAACGTATTCATTCTGTTCTGTTTGTTTTGGCTTGCCTCTGTTGCTGCGGCTGTTTGGTCTGAATAAAACTCTATTTGCCACGGATATTGATTTTCTTCAAACATTTCACCAAAACGATAACCCCAATCAAGATTGAGTAATTGATTAAGATAATCTGTTGCAGCTTGACGAATCATCATAGAACGGCGCATTGTTTGAATAGACGTACTTACAAAACCGCCATTGCCTAATCCGCCTGATAATAAGTCAGCCCACCCAACCATGCTAATATCTAAGCCTAAACCGCCGATTAACCGTCTGACGTTAATCATAAACACTTCAATGTTAATTGGGCTTGAGCGTTGGCCTTTAATATCGCCTAATGGATTTAATATCTGCTTTTCGTCCCATGTTGGCAAAACATGATATTGAGTACCCCAAATAGCATCACCGCCATTTAATGCTTCTTTGATGTGATTAGTATGATTAGTAACGATAGTCTCTAAGCCTTTTTTGTATTCCGCTTGTTGTGCTGGCGGCATACCTTGCATATTGAGTGTTAAAAATACTTGGTTCACACTGTCGGCTATTTGTTGGCTATTCATGGTTGCTAAAGCAAGCTGAACATTCCACCACGGTTCTTCAATCTCATACAAAAACGAACCGCCAATATGACTTGGTAAAATAGGGGCATCGGCAATAGTATCTGATTGCAATAATTTTTGAGTATTAACCGCCTCGACAATATCCATTTGCGGCACATGAGCCATGCGTGGAATCTTCATCCTTAACATTTGCACACGGTTTAATGCAGTCAATAAACGCTGCCAATTACGCTGTTCAAGCACATGATAACCAACAGTAATCCCTGCTTGCTCGTAGGCTTGTATTAACGGCGGATAGGTGTATTCATTGCAAAGAATGTTTAATACACCTACGCCTTTTTTGGCATAAATGCGCGTATAAGCATCACCAAAACTAATCGCGTCACGGCATATTTTAATGATATTGCTGTTAATAATTGGCTCTAAGGCTTTTTTTTGAATGTTTATTTTCTTTTGAATATCATTATATCGTTTGTTTCTAAATTCGTTTTTAGGAGTAACAAATACCATATCAGAACGTGCTTCATGTCCACCCAAAGCCGCAGTAACGTGTATTCCCATTGCCTCGCTAACGGTAGGGTCTTTTAGCATTAGTTCCCATTTGCTATAAATATCTTTGCGGTGTCTTCTAATGTTTTTATCGGAATCATTAGAACCCAATGCCCACGGTGCAACACCCTCATAAAGAGGGTTTAACTGTTTAACACCGTCAATATTTAGTTTATGGTCAGGACGCTTACCTGCCAAAGTTTGAATAAACCAATCGCCTAGCGTCTTCGCCATTTTTTAGCACCTATACGGATTAAGCAACCACTGTAACCACGTCATTAAGCGGAGATAAGGCGTTGTGTTGGGCAACATTATTCACAACATCTTGTGCAGCAACATCACCTGTAACCAAAATAACAACATTGTCATAACTTGGCACATTTAAGCCCGTTAATGGCTCTTTGTAGTTTAAATGCGTGTTGTTTGTTACCGTGATTTCGTGTTCGGTTGCAGTGTCGCCTAATACCGTCAAAATTGGATTTGTACCGTCAAAATCAGCCATGCTGCACCTCTAATAATGGGTTGTTTTGTTGCTCAAGATTGAATAAAGCTGTTTTCTGTTGAAGTTCGCCTAAACAATAAATAGTGACTTGACCATAAGGCTCTATCACTGTTCGCGTAGAAGGCTCATAAACTCTTAGATGTGATTGATTTTTTACCACCAAAACAAAATTCGGCTTTTGCTTGGCTTCAACCTCATATTCTTGTTCTACAGACTCTAAAACAACATCATCCTGTGTTTCTTTTTTTCGTGGCTTTTTAGCCTTGACTTGACCAGCCATAAGTCACCTCTTAAAAAAAAGGCGTAACAACAACTCGCTATTGTTACGCCTAAAACACCGATTAAATACCGATAGATGGTAAGTTAATCATGTCGATAACGGCAACTTGGTCAGCGTAACGGCCAATCGGATTAACGTCAGCAGCAATGCGAGCATGAGCAGCTAAGTTAATTTCTAAGGGGTCACGCTTGGCTTCAAGCACCTGCATTGGGCTTGCAATATGGCCAACAAACGGATTACGCACAACTTCATTACCACGGCCAACCAACAACATCGAAGATGTTTTGTCGGACTCAGCACATAAGCGGCTTGCATTTGGCGCATGGTAAACATTAGTACCATCGTTTAATGTACCAATACGAACAATCTCACCGTAACCAGCATAAGGCGCGTTAGTGGTTTTGAAGAAATCACTCATTAAAGTACGCATAAATACGGCAGCCGTGTCGCCAACATATAAGTCAAATGCACCTGTTGCTCCGCCAGCCGCCTGTTTAACAACTAATTGAGCATAGCTAATGGTTTTTAAGGCTTCTTTAACTAATTGGCCAGTTTCGTTATAAGCAGCAGACAAATTACCAGTTACGCCACGGCTTGCATCAAATTCGTAAGAACGACCTTGTGCAATCGCACGGTCACGACCTTCGCTTAATAAACGAATTGTTTGCTCTAAATAGTATTTAGATTGCAAAGCCATCATTGCCGCAGCCGTTAAACTGACGTTTAATTCATTGGCCAATTGAGTCAATGTGTTGATGTTTGCCGACACCCCAAACGAAACTGGAGCAGCTAACAATTCGCCATATTCAGGCTTGAGGCTTAAACCAGCTAAGGGCAACAAACGGTTAATTTTGTTGGCATCTTTACGCTCAAAATCTAATACCACATGGGCATAGGCTTTTACACCTACAGGTAAAGCAGCACTAAAAGTCACTACAATTTCGTGAGTATCAAAATCAACGGTACTACCTGTAACAGTATAGGTTGTTGCACCAATAGTCACACCAGCAGTCGGCAATAAGCTAAATGTACCTTTGCGGTCTTCTTCGCGGCGTTGGCGGCTATGCGCCACTTCTACGCCGTTTACACGGATAGACACATGGTTTGGCAAGAATGGTGCTAAAGCGGAGGTTGCATCAGGTGTTTTAGCATCATAATTTGCATAAGCGACACGAGATATTACTTCATAAGTTGAACCAGTATCTAAAGCCATTGCGAACTTCATGTGACTATCAACGTAAGGTAGTGATGCGTTTTCACCGTCAATATAATCACCTTCTACCATTGCACCACGAGTACGGTCAGCTACATAACGAGCTGCAACAATTGGCACTAAGTTAGAACCATTGATATTTGGGATATACGCCACGGCTGGATTCGCTTGCGAAATAAACGCAGCAATAGTTGTCACAGCCAAACTAGGTACAATCGCGTTGGTTTCATGTTCAATGTTGGTAATATCATCGAATACATGGGTTTCTTTATAACCACCAATCGCTTGTTTAGCAGCATACAAGGCGGCAGTTAATACATTTGGATTTGGCATTTCGCCGCCATTTTTGGCCTTGTATTGCTCAATACCATAACCAACAGAATCAAAAATATCTTTGTGAAAGTCAGTATCAACCGCATCAAAAATATCTTTTAACACTTGAGGGGCGTGTTCGGTATTGAGACTATCAAAGCCATCAACAGAAGATTGACCAAAAAAACGGGATACTTCATAAATGGCTTTGTTTTGTTGTTCAATAATTTGAGTTTGTTCGCGTGACATAATTAAAACCTTTTTTGACTATAAGAAACGATAAACGAATCTTAAAACACAAAAAAAGGCGTTAAAAATGCACTTCCGAAGTTTGGGGGTATTAAAAAATTGATGACCTATTGAAAACCAATGCTCCTAAATAAATAAATCCTCGGTTAAAAGTAACGGCAAAATTACTAGCCAGTTTGATTTTTGAGTTAGTGTCCAATAGCAATCCACCAACCTTTTGTAATCTCAGGTATAACACCCGAAGGGTCGCCACCAGCACCCACCCATGTAAAGCTCGCTTTTGTCATATTCTTAACAGATACAATCTCTGCTCTGTCTGGGTCTGACACTGCATCGCCTGTACACTGTACGTTATAACAAACTGTTGAAAATGTAGTAGGGAATGTTATTAACGCCTCCACATCAACCACGTTGGAATTATAACCCCATTGTATTGTTAAGCCGCCAAGCCACGTTGGAAGTTTTATATACCCATCTTGTGTTTTGCTTATATCAAATCCATTTAACAATTGTGCTGCATCGGGGTATTTATCCACCGTGCCTACCAACAACTCCGCTAACAAAGACTTTTCAACAATACCTGCCACTGTATCAGTAGCTATTGTTGGTAACGTAGGAATCGCACCTGCCACTGCATCCAACTGCCCTTTATTCACCGCATGACTAGCACTTGTACCATCAGCCACACTAAACGTCTCAGCAGCATCACCATTTTTATTGGCTTTTGTTGGTAACACATTTGCGACTGTATCAAGTTGGTTTTTTGCCACGGCATCATCCGCATCTACTGCATTAGACACCTTAAAGCGTTGCGTGTTATCCCCATTCTTTGCGGCTTTTGTGTTTTGTAAATTATCGTCTGCATTACTTCTAGTTGTTGCCTCGGCATCTAATTGCCCTTTATTAACCGCATCTTTGGGGTCTGTAGCATTGGCAACTTTTAGGCGTTCTGTATCGTCATTGATTCGCTTATATTGTGCGTGAGGATGCTCGTGTGCGGTATGCTGATTCATCAGTGTAACGGCTAAAGGCGAATTAACATCAAGCATCAAGGTAATGTTATCAACATCATCTAAACTAAAACCAAAAGTAATAATCGTAATAACTTCGTTAATTAACTGCACTAATGGGACTGTTGTCGATGACGCTACGGCAAAAAGTACGTTATTTTCATCAAACAATCCTATTTCGTAAATATCTGCCGTAATCGTACTGTTTAAGTTTACTGTAAATCTTAGGGTGTGCGTAGTTGGCTCAATCTCACCGCCATTAACTAAATAACGCTCCAACTCATTATCTAAGGCTGTCATCGTTGCAGCCTCAATTGACGCATCGTATAAGCCACCATTGGCTGCATCACCCACAGCAATATTTTTAATCTGTAAGTCTAAGCCTAAGTTATCTGCATTAAGTGCCGCCGTGCGACCAACATCGGTTAAATAAAATTGAATAGCCATAAGAAACGCCCAAAGATGACATGATATTTTGGGCATTTTAAGACTGATTTTACTATTTTTTTTTGCGACTTCCGCTAAAGGCTTTGCACTTGAGCCTCTAATAAGTTCCAGTTATCCTGTTGTGCTTTGTCGCTGACAAAATACCCCTCGCTAAACGCCTCGGTATAGCTCACTTCTTCCAAAAACAAATAAGCAAAAACATCGGATATATCAGGCGATTTAATACCTTTTTTGTGCATTTCTTCTTTCGATAACACCTTAAATCGGGCGTTATCATCAAAAGTATAGGGGATGCGCGTAATTTGTTCGGCTATTTTGGCCTTAAACTTAGGTGTATGTATTTTGAATCTACCTTGAGCAATGGCACGGCTTAAACACACATTTGCCTGACTGCGCTTGTTTGCATAGTCTTTGCGATTTTCGTTGCTAAAGCACTGGCCACCCCATTTAGCGGACTTGTAATAAAGCCCTTTGGATTTTAACTCTTGACCCAGCAATAACCCTGCGCCGTTATCATCCACTACCAACGAGGCATTAGGATAAGTGGTCATACACTCATCAATAATCGCTAAAATCTCGTGAATGGTGTCTTTGTTTTTGCAAAGTGGTATATCTACAATCTCAGCACGTCTTGCATACTCGCCATGTGTCGCATAACCCCACACTTTAGCCACACAAATAACGCTATCGTCTCGGCCTACACCACCGCCCACGTCAACCGTAATAATATAACCGTAATCGTCATGCTCTCCGTGTTTAATTGCCTCGCCCTCGTAGCAATTTTCTATTTGTGTTCGTGTTACTAAAAACTCGTTGCTTAAATCAGGGAATAAACCACGAACACGAATCATATAGCCTGCATCTTCGCGGCTACCGTACTTCTCAAGCATTTCTTGCAAGGTCTTTTCGTTGACAATCGGCGATTGCTCACCGTTGAAAACCAAACTCACCCATGACCCACCTGCTCGATGACTCAAACGATGATGCGTTTCATAAAAAAATCCTGCGTTTCTGGTTGGTTGGCTTGTTAAAACACACCTATTACTTTCATGGGTTAAAGCACCCAAAGCAACATCATAGATTTTGTCGTCTATGCCGCTTGCTTCGTCACACCATAAAAAATAGTTATCGCCATGCTGACCTGCAATCGTTGTTGGGTTATGTTTTGATGCTGTTTTGGCTATAACGTGCCACGTTTTATCATAGCCTTTGATATATACTTTTTCTGAAAATATCTCGACATACTCAGCAAGCCAACTTAATGAGCCATTACGCAAACGTGCCAAGCATTTACTAATTTCCTTCCACACAATAGCGCGTAATTGAGTGATGGACGGTGCTGTAAACAACATCACACTTTCTTCAAAAAATAATAAATGCCAAAGGGCAACGACACCTGCTGACGCGCTCTTGCCTGTACCATGACCTGACGAGACCGTTGTTCTGCCACCATCCAAAGCAATCGAGCTAAACAATAAATCTTGTTGCCACGTTGGGGTCATATCAAGGGCTTCAATCATAAATCGCGTAATGTCGTAACGATAACGCAAGCAAGCCTCTTTCCACTCTACAAGCGTTTTTAAATCTGCAAGCATATCAATAGCCTATTGTTTACTTACTGCTATTTTAATCGTGTGGAACACTGCAAAATTAAGCACTTCCTTTGTGTCAAAATAGGCTATTAGCAAATTTGAAAAAGGCAAATGATTATGTTTTACCGTGCAAAAATCTTGAGTTATAACGCGCAAAATCGCACGGCCAACGTACACATTGTCGGCCTAACAGACGGTGCAGAAGATGGATTAGTAGCAACTTTTGCTTACCCCGTGGGGGATGATGATAGGGACACCGAATTAAAGATTGTTGCAGGTAACGATTGTTATGTTTTTTTTGAGAGTAACGACCCTGCACGGCCTGTTATTGCATTTTATGCAAGTCACGGCACAGGTGCTTTAACCGATATTAGACGTATCCAACAACAAAACATTGAGCTATTGGCACAAATAAAAGCAACGATTGAGGCTAAAAACATTGAGCTTAAAGGCAATGTCAATACTTATGGCTCTCAATACATTACAAAAAGCCTGTCAGTGGCAACAGGGGCGACAGGCACTTTTTCTAACTTTTTAGGACAAACACTCACTATTATTGACGGTATTGTGATTAACATTGTTTAGAGGTATTTATGAGCGACATTAACATTGACTATATCAACTCTCTAATTGACAAAATCAACGCATCAAGCAACTGCAACGAACTACAAGAAAACATTGATTTTGTGATGGAACGGTTAAACAAACAAATGCAGTCATTAAGTGACCAACTAAGCAAAGCAAGCGGTATTGCTGCATTGTTAGAAATACCTACAAATCCCATTTCGGCTGTATTGTGGATTAAGAACTTTATTGAAGGCGTATTGATGCCAATGTATCAGCCATATTTGACAGCTATCGCCCAAATCACGGCATTGGCAAATGCGATTCAAGATATTATTGCCAGCATCAATGCAAAACTTAATACTATTCAAGGCTGCTCTATTGATATTCCAAGCATTGATATTCCTGTTATTCCACCGCCTGTATAAGCACTGGAAGCCCACAAAAACAGCTCTTAAAACACGCGCATAATACTGTTATTCCTTGTTTTAAGAGTTTAAACACATGAAAGACATTAAAGAAGATGCTAACAGCTTAAAAGGCTTTAGTTTGGCCTCACTCACCGAAAAAAACTCATACATTAAATTGCTTGAGTCCTCTCTTAAAAATGCCGTGCGTACTGGAAAAATTGATTTAATCAAGGTCGAAGTACAAAAGGTCAAACGTATTGCAGGTGTGAGTGTCCGCCCTGTAGAGTTTGGCTTTAGTGACGGTCAAAATGTGGTTGTGTTTTTACGCGCTGGCGGTACGTCTTATTTAGTTAAAATCAATGGCAAAGACTTCCCTTTAGTCGGTGACTTGCATCCTGACGAAGATACCACCTTTAAGGCAGCGATTAAGCAAATAGCGATGTTTGTGGTTAAGGGGAGCTTGGCTTTTACCAAAAAGCTAGAGGCAAAAAGCACTGCAAGCCTATCTCAACCAACGGGCGCAAGTAGCAAAACTCCACCAAGAAATGTTACTCAAAACATCAAAGATAATAATGTGCTGATTGAGCAATTAGAAAACAAAGTTGATGCGTTAATTGTCCAACGTGACACACTTAAACAGCAAGTTGAACAAGCTGCTTAGTTTTTACTGAATACGGGTTTATCCGTCAAAAGTGACGGATAAACCTAGTTAGGTTTTACTACCGTAATCAAAATCTACAGGTTTTCCGCAATCGTGTTTTTCTTTTTTGGGGTAGAAAAAAGAAGTTTTTTCTTGTGGTAATTTACCTTGTTTGAGTATTTTCATCCCAATCTCCAAACCTAACTCTCATTCAAGCCGACACTAACCCAGCCTTTGCTTAATCATTAGCGGAGTAGGTGCGGCTTAACTTAGTCAGTTAGAGCTTGGTGCGCGTCCCAATATCAACCGCGCATAAAAAAATAACTTCCCTAGTCGCGGCATCACGACCCAATCCATTAAACGCCTTAACAAATGGCTCAGGCCGTCCGAATTTGTGAAAAAAAGATGAAGCTGAAACATCACTTTCAGTGAAGCAAATATCTAACTTCAAGTCAGCCATTAGCTTTAAAGCATCACCATTATCTGTTTTCGGCATCCACCATTCTGTAAACTCAAGAAATGTTTTTATTCTTGGTAATACCGCGTGGCCTGTGCTTTTAAACTCAATACTATATCCAGCGGCTAGTGCTGCAAACTTAAACGCTTCTAACTCGCGGTTCAAGTCAGATGCTAACCCAGCCTCTTTTTGCTCATTATTCATTTTCACTTACTCCAGTTTGCTTATTAAAGCAGTGGGGTTAGCACTGCTTAACCTAAGCAGTTATACCTCATTACCCCACACCGTCCAGCCATCGCGCGGACGGCGTGCAAACAACTCAAGGCGGGGGCCGTCGCTTACGGTTTCGATCAAATCCTGAAAGAACTCAGGCTTAGTGCTGTGCGAATTGTGCGGCCTTTTCACGTTCCACCAAGTACTGTCAATGCGCGGCTTCTTTGGCATCTTTCCCTTGCGCCCGAGAATCAAAAACTCCGTGGTCGGGCAAAACAACCCGCCTTGACCAGTTCCGCGTGGAGTCTTACACCACGTCAATGTCTGGCAGTATTTGAAACCC